ATTATCAGCACCTGTAGTATTTTGTGAAAGCGAGGCAACTCCCACAGAAGTATTTCCATCTGCTGACGTATTATTTTCTAATGCTGTTCTTCCTAACGCAGTGTTAAAACTCCCTGTCGTATTCGCAAACAAAGCTCTGTAACCAAATGCAGAGTTTCTATCACCTGTTGTTAAAGCTGCAAAAACATCTACACCTACTCCAGTATTTTGATCTGCTGCATCAATAGTGCCTGTGGTTGTATCTCCAATCATAAGAGAATCTGTACCAAAAGTTTTACTTGTAATGCCGTTATAGCTAGCTGCTGTAGAAGCTCCTGTTGTGGCTAAATCACCACCTATAGAAACATCATCTGTAACTGTTAAATCATCTTGTACTTTTAAGTCTACTGTTGAAAGACTAGCAAAAGCATCAACTACTGCTGCTCCACTACCAGCACCATCTAAATAAACTGCTTTTACATCACCTGGAGGTATAGTTATGTTAGCTCCAGAGCCTTGTGAAATAACAATATTTTGAGAACCACTTGTGCCGTTTTCAATAAACTGCACTCTTTTCATAGTGTTAGGTGCAATAGTAATAGTACAAGCTGAGTCTAATGTTCCTGTGTATTTAAGATACATAGCTCTACCAGCATCAGAACTTCCGTCTGCTACTGTAGTAGTATGTGTATCTGCATTAGTTGTAATTGCTTCGGTTCCAAAGCCTAAAGCTTCACCAATCAACTCTAAATTTGTATTTGTAACTGTACCCCAAGTTCCTGACGCATCACCTGTCGCCATTTCGTTGAGTCTTAAGTTATTTACATATGTGCTTGCCATTTATTTTCCTCTAAAAATTATATAATAATTAAGCTGCAATTTCTTCCCAATCAGGAGTTTGCGTTGTTGAAACTTCACTATAATTAGGTGTTTGTGTTGTAGATACTTCTGAATAGTTTGCTGTCTGACTATCATCAACTAGACCCCAAACATTTACTCCATTCACAAAACCAGTTCCTGTTACATTTGTTACAGCCACAACAGCTTTGCTTATACTAGTAACATCACCTATTTCACCAGTACCTGATACTCCTGTAACATCTAAATTGTTATTACATATAACAACTTCATCACCTAATTCTAATGTTGAAGCAACTGCACTTACACCTACTACTGCTATAGCTTGTACAATTACTGTGCCTTCTTCTGTCGTAGCTGCGTTTCCTGTTACAGATGTATTTGCTTCTGCTATAACAGTTTCTGAACCTAAAGCTGTTGTTCCAGCATTTCCTGTTACAGCTATGTTTGCAGTACAAACAACACTTTCATCACCAAGTCCAGATGTTGATGTTACCGCAGATACTCCTTGAACTGCATCCCCTTCAACAACTGTGTTGCCTAATGCAGATACACCAGCATTACCTGATACAGTTACTAATGCTTTTGCTATTACAGTCTCAGAGCCTAATGCTGTTGTACCAGCTACCCCTGTAACTAAAATTGGAGCAGCTTCACCCCAAGTGGCTTCGCCCCAAGTTCCTCGACCCCAGCCTGTAATATTAGCCATTTAAAACTAAGCTATTCTAATAATTGCGTTTGATGCGTCTGCTGTCGGAAATTGAATTGTAAAATCACCATTTGTAGAAGTTTTATCTCCTCCAAATGCTAGTACACATACTGCTGGATCGCCAGAAGCTGAGTCATTAAATATTAATGCACCATTAGCAGTAATAGTTGCAGAGCTAAAAGTTAAATCTGAAAAATCAGTAAATGCTGTAGTTCCAGAAGTAGTAGGGTCTACTCTAGTTAATGCACCGCCTTTTGCTGTGTAATTCGTACCACTAGCTTCGTTAGAAGTAGTGTAAGCAGTTGTACCAGCACCTAAACTAGCACTACTTGTATATAATGCCAAATTAAATGTGCTTCCGCCTGAGTTTTTAAAATTATGTACACCTTCCAAGAGCTCTTTCTTGAAAGAAGTACACATTGCTTGTGATATAGCCATTATAGTCTCCTTATAATATCTGCCATTTCTTTATGACCTTGTTTCTCTAGCATACCTGCTACAGTTGATCTGTCACTTAAAATAGCTTGTTTCATGTAAATTAATATAACTTTTTCTATTTGATCTTTAAAAGCATCTGCTTGTGCTTTTACCATAGGATCAGCATTATCGCTTACTGACACTAATCTTTCTAAAATTCTTTCAGTCCAATACTCAGGACTTAAACCTTTATTTTGTGTAGTTTGTACAGCAACCTGTCCAATAGTTGATTCTATATCAACACTAAACATTTACTTTCCTTTGTCCATCTCTAAAAGCATCTTTACGATTATAGCCATCTGATTCAAGTGTTAATCTTTGTAATGCTTCTTGAAATCTTTTTTCGTAATTAACTAATATATCAGGCTCACCTTTCATAAAAGTATAAGCCTCTACTAAGCTAGCATAAAGTAAAGCTTCTGTAGCATTTGTACCTAACCATGATGTTCCATCTGCTGAAGTAGTTATAGATGTAGGTATGTAGAAATAATGTAATTCAACTGTGTAATTAGAATCAGGTGTTGGTGCTATGATAAAAGTATCATCATCAAACTGTGCATAAAACTTAGGAGTACCTGTAGTGCTTGCAGATGGAAAAGATTGTCTTATAAAACTTACATCTTTATTCAGTAAATATTCATAATTACTACTACTATCTAAAACAGCTAAAGAAAAAGGATATAAATAATCTGTAGGTGTTGATAAATAAGGACTACTAGAAGTTAATGTACCAGTTACATTTTTTCTAAAGTTAGGCAGTTCAACAGATTTAACTATTCTATTTTCTGCTTGTACTATTAATGTAGGTAAATTTGTAACAAAAGTAGACTCAGTATTTTGAGTATAATCTTGTATAGCTGTTTTTAATGTTGTAAATGTCCAACTCATGTTATTACTACCTTAACTTTACCTAACTCTGCTGTGATATCCAAACCCATTGTACTTGAACCAAACTCAGTTACACCTCCTCCTACAGGATCAAAAGCATAATAAGTTGTTGATTCTTTTTCTCCTGTGTCTACTCTAGGATTATATAAATTTTGTGGATCAACTATATTTAGTTCTCCAAGTTTTAATTGTGGTTGATCTTCATCTAAACATTCATAACAAACTCGCAACCCATTTCGTTTGCTATCAAATATTTCATATTGAAGTTCATTTAACTTATATGTAAAACCACATCTGTCACATTGACCTAATGCTTTTTTACCTCTTGCGTATGCCATTATCTATATGTAGCTAAATCAGGAACAAATTTAATAGGTGCTCTTTCTCTATCTGCATCACTAACTTCATTCCAAAGTTCATCATATCTTTGTTTTATAAAAGGTATTCTTTGTGCGGACTCTGGATTTTTACTGGCTAAAGAGTATGCCAAAGCATAAGACAAGCATGGTAAATATCTGTCTGGCACATCAGCATTATTAGTAGCTATTGTTCCTGCATCTTCTATTTTTTGTATATAGTCATAAACCAAAGTATATGTATCTGCATCATCTGGTGTTGACCATAATACAATTTGTAAAGTGCCTGTATTTTTATCTACAAAAAATTGTGTTGGTTTTGATTTATTAAGTTTATTGGCTTGATGATTATATTCAGTTCTAGATATTCTGTTTAATCTTTGATCAAATTGTTTATTTACATCACCAGCATCAGTTCTTATAAAAGCATCTATAACTTCAATAGCTGAACTGTCTAAACTATAAGTATTTGTACCAGAAGTTAAACTTACTGTACCTTGTTCAACAGTCCAAAGATTTAAACCTTTATTTTGCCACTCTAAAAAAACTAAGTTTAAAGCACGTTTAGCACTCATATAGCTATAACCAGAGCGTAATTCGACTCCAGCTATATCATAAGCTTCTTCCATAATATCGCTTATATCTAAAGTAAATGTATGAGTGCCACTAGTTGCCATTATTTGTCCTTTTTAATTCTAGTTATAGTTATACCAGATTTAGTTTTGCTTACCTTTTTTTTGGATGCAGGTGCTTTTTGTATTTGATTTTTCATGTTAGTTCTTGATATAGCCATAGTATTAACACTTCCATCTTCTACGAGCCTGTCTTATTCTTGAATTAGGATCGTTTCTTGTTTTAGCAGAACTTCTTTTTAATTGACCTAAAGACCTAGCACAGTAAGACTTTCTGCGTTTTGCAGCCTTACTTCCTTTTTTTACTTTACCTGTTACTGCTGTTTTTAACTTAGAACCTGGATTTGCTTTGCGATATGCAGCAACTCCTTTCTTAGTCATACCAGCACCAGACTTAGTAGGGCGATAGTTTGCACCCTTACCCTTAGTAGTTTTGGGTATAGGGTTTTCTCGTTTTCTTTTGGTCATTAGAACTGTATTTAGCTCTTACCACCTCTAGCCGAGCCTTTAGATGATTTACCACCACCTGCCATGCCTTTACTTCTTTTCTTTTTCATAGCTGGTTCAGTCATACCACCGCCAAACATTCTTTGAACATAATCTCTGTATTGTTCAACTTTAGCTTCTTTACCAACTTCAGTTTTCATACCACCAGCAGCCATGTACTTAGAATTTTTTCCACCACCTGCCATGTATTTAGTTTTTTTACCTGCCATTTTGTCTCCTTATATAAATTAGATAAATATAATACTCCGTTTTACCAGAGTATTATAAATATAGATGATACTACTTTTTCTTAGTAGTTGTTTTTTTTGCTGTAGTTTTTTTCTTAGCTGGTGCTTTTTTCTTAGGTTTTTTACCGCCAACATAAGCTTCATTGACATCAGGAGTAGAAGGATCGTCAGCAACAAGTTGCCCTTTATCATTTCTAGCCCTTTCTCCATTCATCTCAGCACACTTGCGTTCTGCATCTTCTAAATCAGGATCAGGACCAAATACAGGTCTATAAATACCATCTTCATCAAGATGTAAAACTTTGTACTGAGGAGGAAACTCACCAGTTTCAGAAATTACATAATCTTTAGTTTTAGCCATAATTAGCTCCTATTAATCAGAATACACTTTAACCATCTCTAAGACGATAGAATAAGTATCTCCTGAAGAGTGACCTTTTGTGGTAAATAAAATGTCACCATTTTTACCACTACCTGCATTATTAGGAAGTCCACCAAAATCTTGAAAGTCCATATGTCCATTACTACTTTCAGCTAGTTCCATGAGTAGAACATTAGAAGTAGCATTTAAAAACAATTGAACAGACATACCAACAATAGCATGACTAACTCGCATTACTCTAACTTCAGAACAAGATACACCTGCTGAGTTAGCAGCTAAAGCAGAAACATCTACTTTAGCTACTGCGGATTCGCCTGTGCCATCGCTGACATTGGTAAATTTCATAATACAGTTTCTTTCACCATCAATGATGGTTTGTGAAGTTACTGCATCTGCCATAATTTACTCCTATTAAGATTGGTCAGTAAATGCTGGAGCGTCTGCACCTTCTTGGCTACCCCAGATATACCAGTTTGTTGAATCTTTACCTAATATATTAATTTCAAATAAACCGAAGTCTGTAAGAGTTAATATAGAGTTAGAGTTACCATCTGCATATACAGAAACATTATCTGCGTTAGAATCTAAATGAACAATTCCACCTAAAAAGAAATTCGTGTCTGAACCTGTATCAATAATAAGGTTTTCAGTTTCTTCTGCTGCACCACCATAAACAAATTTAAAGTAAACACCAGCAGCAGGACTTGGTAATGTAAGAGTTCTGTCTGCTGTTATAGCTGGAACTACATTAGTACGACCACCATTAGCTGTTGCTGTAAGTGTTGTATCTGCATCAGTTAAAGCTACAGGTGTAACTTTCATACCATCACCATCTAAAGTAAATTCAGTAGTGATAGCACCTGTTGATGAATTTTTTGAAATGACTGTAAAGCCATTTTCAGACCTTACTGGTCCATTAAAAGTTGTGTTTGCCATAATTAAGTCTCCTTAAAAAATCTATCGTCTTGGCTTGTCTGCTAGGTCAGTCGATAGAAAAAAATTATCCTAGAAGGAAAAAAGGGAGACCCTTACGAGCCTCCCTTTAAAGTTCTTACGAACTACCTGGTGATCCAAAGATACCTAGTGGATCAGATACTCCAAAGGAATATCTTTCTCTAGCTTTGTATCTAACATTACCAGTATCAAAGTCACCATCCATAGATGTAGTCATTGGACTTCTGACGAAATGCTTCATGCCATCAGGAACATCAGTAGTGATAAAGAAAGCATTGGTATCAGTTAAATAGTGATTAACTGAGTAACCTTCTGGAATCACTCCATTAGTTTTGATTGCATTGATGTCATTGTCAGCAGT